AGAACTGCATCTTATCCGTGATGTCTTGTCCTTTGATTCCGTCTCCTCTGGTGAGTGCGAGTCTTAGAACTCCATTTTCATACAGCAAAGACACGGCTGCACCATCAAGTTTTGGACTCAGGCACACTTCGTCTAAACGAAAAGGGGGCTTCATAAGATTGAAGCATTTTTGAAGAGAGTACATTCTGTAGTGGTGAGGTATTCCCTTGTTCATAGGAAACCCAACTTCTACATAATGATACTTATCTGCTAGTCTATCCCATTCTTCGTCTGAAAGAATAGGCTCGCCCTTAAAATACTTTTGAGCAGCATAGTCTAAGAAAGTTTGCATTTTTTACCTCTGTAAAACTGTAAAGAATAGTATACTAAATTTCAGGTAAAATGTCAAGGATTATTTGTAAATATCCTGGATTAAATCTGCGAAATGTTCTTCTATTACTTCTTTTGATTCTGCAAGAGAAAGTATTTCAGTCAAACCAATAAAGAGCTCTCGAGTATTTGAAAAGTCTATTGCCATAGAAATTCCTTCTTTCGAAGGCTTCCATTCTTCTTCAAAGTCTAAATAATATTTTCGTAAAGATATATACTCAGTTCCACGAAATACATTTACTACTAATCGAATCTGTTCGTCTTCTGTTTGTTGTATTATTTTTTCGTATGGTGCGGGGGAATCGAGGTCAATCATTCTTAATCACTCGGTTGAGAGGTACAACACTCGTTACATTTTCAGGCACAAGTATTCTATAAGAATCCGTGTCCCAACAAAATAGCAAAACTGTATGCTGTCCTTCTTTTGCTCTATTTCTTTTCTGACGAATGTATTCTGTGGAAAAGTCATTAGTGCAAACATTATACTTTAATTTTCGTGAGTTTTGACTTCTATAAGTGATGATTGCATCACCAGAGTCGTCGAGTCTCTTCTTAAGCTCTTCTTTTTTCATTATTTCTCCAATTTAATCTAACAAAAACTCTTTTGAATTGTTAAATTGAGAGGTCACTTAAAAAGAATGCAAAAAACCAAGACATCTTGCAATGCCTTGGCTAAACTAAGTTACAACTACTTAATTATTTAATGCTTCTACGATACCTTTGAAGTATACTGCTGCTTTACCAGTTAGTTTACCGATAATAGCTTCATCAACTTCTTGACCTGCGTCTGACAATGCTGAAGTAAGACTTGCTTGAGCATCAGCTACTGATACTCGCCCGCCACCAGTAGATCCACCTGAGGATTTAGCTGCTGGAGTTTTTCTTACATAAACGCCTGCTTTAGTTAATATCATTCGAACTCCATTTGGTGATTCGCCAAGTTCGTCTGCGATTTCTTTTACAATTTCCATTGAAGTTTCAGGTGTAGGTTCTTGTTCCTGATACATTTCAACTGCCTGTGCTTTAGATTCATCTGTCCAAGCCATTCTTTTTCTCCTGTGTTTGTTTTGGATCCACTCGCCGTTCCATACGGGTTTCCAACCTGTTCGGTCGTACTGTTGCGTATAAAACCTGTCACTCATGTATATCCTTTTTTTAATATAAATATATTATAATGAATTTGAAACCAATTGTCAAGAAGTATTTTTCGGTATCTTATAGGTTTTCCTATCTTGAGAAATGCTTTTGTATAGTTTCAATCTTTTCTTCGGCATTTGCAATTTTTTCTATCTGTGTCTCGATAGCTTCGACAATCTCTGGGTGTTCTCCAATACCAGATGGATTTCTAGTATACACCATAACATTTGCTTTTGCTACTTCAACTTCGCCTTGTAACTTAGCGATAAGTGCTTGTAATAAATAATTCATAATTCTCCTCTATGATTTAAAGTATTCATCATAATGTCCGTCTTTGTACTTATGGTAAGTATCTTTTATAAAGACATAACCATAGTAGAATATTCCTGCCCATACTGCTAGATTAAAAATAAACTTTGCTAGTATGAAAGGTACTCCAAATAAAAAATCTAACATGATTTCTTTGTCTCCCAGTCTTCGATTGCTGCCTTGATGCTTCCCTCTGCTAGTACAGAGCAATGTAATTTAATTGGTGGAAGATTCAATGCGTCTGCAATATCCTTATCTTTAATTAATTTTGCTTCTTCGATAGTCAATCCTTGTAGCATATCAACAAATAAAGAAGAAGATGCGATTGCACTTCCACATCCATAGGTTTTAAATTTAACTCCCATGATGCGATTATTGCCTGGATCGATTCTTAACTGTAATTTCATTACATCCCCACAAGCAGGTGCGCCTTGCATACCTGTTGCTACTGTCGGGTCTTTTGGATCGTATCTTCCTACTGAAAATTGTTTAGGTGAGTTTAGTACTCCCTCAAATCTGTCTACTACTTCTTTACTGTATGCCATGTTTTAACTCAAAGCTTTGTCGCAAAATGCAACTACGAATTCTTTTGATAACTTATCAGATAATGCAATTGGAAGTGTTAGCGGCGTAGCGATACCAAAACCTAAGATTGCTATTGCCCATCCTAGTTTTTCTCGCTGTACAAGTACATTACTACTCTCTACTGATTTTAAAAATCTTATAGAGGGATAATATAATCTTACTAAGCTAACAACCCAACCTGCAATATAAAAAGCTATAAAGTATTTCATAAATATTCTTGTAAGTGTTTTAAACTTCCTATGTTGTATGCAAGTCGTGGGGCATAATGCCCTGCATCTCTTACTAACCCGAAGTATGGCGATTCACACTCTGCCATTTCTATTTCCCATAATAGATAGCACTTGCTACCATGTTTTTCAAAGTCATGGGACTTTGTTACTTCTCGTTTTACAACTGCAATACAGTTGCCTTGAGACGACCATACTCTCTCGTTTGGTTCGAATTCTTCTGCTACGCAAGATTCTGGTATCATGGATTCTCGGATACCTTGATAGTCGGTGTCTGGAAGTTTTTGTGGTACTCCCATTCGTTCTATTACTGCTTTAATAAAAGCAGGAGATCTGTACAATGCTTTTGCAATGTCAGATACATTAGATCCTTCTAAATAGTACTTAACTATTGTTCTTTTTTCTTGCTCTGTTACACCCTTACCTTTATTTTGTGCTTTTCTTCTAGCTCGGTGTTCGAGTGTTTCATTATGGTCTGCGATAATTTTACTAAGGCGAGTTGTATTGTATGCAATATGCAATATCTCACACGCCTCTTTTTTAGTAATAGGCTTCTCTGCAGCAAGCAGTTCTATTACTTTATTAATGTTTGCTTCAGAGAGTTTCTCCTCTCTTTTCTTTCTAACTGCCATCTTTTAACTCCAAATGATAGTCGTTTAAATTTTTCAGATCGTCTTCGTGCATCTTTCCTAAAAGAATAATTGCATAATGAATAACTTTATATAAGTCTTTTTCATTCTTGCCGTCTTTCTTTCCAAAACGCTGTGCGTACTTTATAATATTACCAATGCAAAAACCTTCACCATGCCCATTTTCAAATACAATCTCTGTTGTTTGTTTTCCTTCTTGGGCGTAGTGTTGATTATATGTATTGTTCACATACTGTTCTAGTCGGGACATAATTAAGTCCTCATTGAATTTATACTGTGGTACTTGCTTTGGGTTATACACGAGTTATCCTTTTTTCATAATCGGCATAATCTTCGTTCCACCAATGTGGTTTGTCTCGGTGAGACCAAGCTGCGAAGGTTGCCTTGTCTAAATGGTAATAATCACGATAACTTTGTATCGGATTATCGTAATCTCTAAGATCCTCTGGCATTGCCAGTCCGAACTTAGTAAAACCTACTCTTTCAAGATGTACTGGATCAGGTAGTTTGTTTACTACTTGTTCTACTGATTTGTGTAGTTTTCCATAACGATAGTAGTATTCATCATTCAATGCGTTAGCATAACAATGAACCCACTCATGGTTATCCAATGACTCCCTTGCCCAGATTGTGCAGGGATGATTGTACATCATTGGAAGGTAGGGGAAGGGTCGCTCCTCAAGTGGTAAATGCTTAATTTCGGCTTTGACCTTGTTAAGAACCTCTCGTTCTTCTGCATTCAACGCACGAGGAACATACCCTAGAAATTTGTCAATGTAAATAGTTGTACAAAGAATCTGGGCAGCTTCCAGTGGCATCTTAACAATATGCTTGTCAACATGATACTGTGCTGCCTTATCGAGATCCTCGTCTAAATAAAATAAATTCATATCTTACTTCCAACATTTGTATACGCCACAGAGTTTGTCTGCGTTTTCTGTAGTCTTACAGTACGGACAAACTTTCTTCTCTGACTTGATTTTTTTGATTTCTTTAAACTTTTTCATAATGTATATTATACTAAAATTATGAAATAAAGTCAAGAACTATTTTCCAGATCCGTTAATTTTATCCTTAGCTGTTCCAGCATAAAGACCAAACCAAGCTGCACCTGCACCAACAACAATACTGATTAGACCAGACTGTTCCATTGTGGGTTCTGGCAGAGCCATAAACCACATTGTGCAATAGTATAATAGGAAAATGTATACACTAAGAAATGCTCGGGGAAAGATCCTCCACGCATCAATCATGTTTGATAAGAAAATCCAACGCTGCCAAGGATTATCTGGCTCTCTGTTGGCTTCCATCTCTACTATTTTTGCTTTTAGATTAGAGTTCTCTTGTACAAGTTCCATGAACTTATTAAGGTCTATTTCAACCTCATTTCGACTCATATCACCTGCGAATCGTTCGTCTGCCATTTAGCTCTCCTTTGCTTCCTGCTTCGCTTTACCAACATTGATTGCAAACCAGTCAAGAACTTTATACATTTTCCCGACTAACTTGTCATCTTTTGGTGTGTCAGTACACGCTGCTATGATTGAAGCACTCATGACTAACCATGGTATAACTTGAATCCATCCAATAACCCATTGTAAGAATCCTAACATTCTTCTCTCCTAATCCTCTTGCGAGGCTTTCCCAATTAGTAGGGATCTTTGTAGCCATCTATACTGGAAATACGTAAGTCCTCCCATTTATTTGTATCTAATCGATACAGTAATATAGAGTCTGATTCAGACTGTTTGACTACAGCTGGCACAATATCAGCCCTTAGTGTACAAGGTATACTGTATTGTCTACCAGACTTTAAACTTGTAAAACTTACTTCAACAACAAAGTCTTGAAGTAGTTTCTGTAATTTGTTAAATTCTACCATTTATTTTTTGTTTTCCTGAAGCTGATCTAATCTAACCTCTAGTTCTTCACACCAATCTTCTATTATTTCCAATCGTTCTTGTAGATGTGGATGTTTTTCAAAATAGTTTGCCCCTTTCATGGCATCCCTATATGCTAGATATGAGTTCCACCAATTATATAGTTTGTTGAACATAAAATATTATATCTCCAGGTGTACGAAGAGTTTTTATACTTTTATCTGGTATTGTTACATTGAACTCGTTTTCGACATCAACAATAATCTCAACCATGTCAAGACTATCTGCATTTGTTTCATCAATAAGATCGGTAGTTATATTGATGTCTTTTCTATTTAGTTGTTGTTCAATTATTTGCATTATACTGCATCTAATTCCCATCTGGTGATATATCCTCTGTTGTTACTTTTCGATAGTATACTACTACATCTTTTAATTCAGTAATATATCTTTTTAATTCTTGCGTATTATAAGCCATTAATTCATAGTCTGGTATTGTCATAGCTAAAAATACTAATTCGCCTTCCTGTTTTTCTATTCTTGAAAGCTGATCTTCCCAATTTTCTGGTGTAACTACTATCCAAGTAGGATTCTTTAGATCGATCTCTCTTGGCATAACGGGCTGAACGATATTTCGTTCTATAGGTTTTGCACTTACTTCTACTACTTTAGTTGGAAGTAGGCTGCAACTGGAGCCCATCATCAAGATCGTCAACGGTACTGCTAAGTTCCTCAATACCCTCAAATGCGTGTTTTGTTCCATTATTTATTTTCCTCTCCAGTTCAACTGGGTCTGCTAAGATTTTTGCAGTTAATTCATAGTTTTGAATAAACTGTGTATATCTATTTAATTCTCGTTGTGCTGCTTGACTTTTAACTGTCATTGCTTGCAACTGTTCTGTTTGTAAGCTAAAATCATTTTGCATAGTGGCGATTGTTTCTTCTTGGGTAGCTACTGCTCCTTCTAAAGCTGCGTTGTTAGCTACTAGAATCTTATTTTCATTCCATAGCCAATAACATATTCCACTTAATACTAATAATAAAGCTAAAAAGAATTGATTCATTACATTTCCTCTATTTTATAGTTAAGTCCTTCTGCTCCATGCATCTCTATGACTTCCCCGCTTTCAGTTCTGAACTTTAAATGATTGGGCTTTGTTATAAGAAACTTTTTAACAATAAAAGTTTCATCATCTGCATCGCCCCATATCTGATTATAACTCACAGTCAATGTATACAGCGTTATAAATTTGCTTTTTAAGGCAATCCACCACCGCTTCATTGTTGCGAAAAATCTTTTTATTCTGTCCATTTATTGTACTCTCTAGTTGATTTAGCTTTTGCCAATTCGCTAATTCTATGTTTCGAGTTATCTCTAACTCTGCTTTATGCCTTGCATGGTCATATATAAAGAAACAAGCAAGCACCACTAATAGTAGTGGTACTGCCATTCTTTCCGTTAAGTTCCTGTTGAAGTACTCGTTGATGTTCCTGTACCTGTGCTTGTAGTAGTTGCAGTTACAGTTGTAGTCACTGGCATTGCCTCTAACTCAGCTATAATATCTGCTACTGTAGTAGTCGCTGCACTTGTATTTCCTACCTCTACAGTTGTAGAAGTTGCTGGAGTACAATTACTTTGAC